TCGCAGACCCTCCCGGAAAACTTCCGGCGTTTGTGTCTTCTTACCATCATCTCACCCTCCCATCTCTGCCCGCTCAAAGCGTGGCCGGGGATCCCGGCCACAGTTTCAGCGATCAGCATCTTTTAAATCGTAAGTACTTCCCGCCGCGACTGGCGGGTGAATTTGCGTTCCGGGCAGAAGCGGCACTCGGTGCAGCTCCAGGCGCCGCGGTAGTTGTTGCGCGACGGGCAGGCGGTGTTGTAGCAGATCCCGGAGCCCGCCCGCTGCGGGCCGCGGCCGAATTTTTTCTTCTTCGGTTCGGCTTTTGGTTTTTTGGCTGGATCCTTCTTGGCGGCGAGCGTGGCCGCGCGGGCTTTCCGGAAGCAGCCGCAGCTTTTTGCATGCCCGTTCCGGAGGTATCTGCTGTCCTTGCTGCAGATGGCCCCGCATTTACACCGGCAGATCCAGTGAGCCGTGTCTCCTTTTTTGCTGGTATCCCGCCCGATGACATGCAAATATCCAAAGTCCATGCCCGTCAGATCGACTACGTGTGACATTTCCATTCTCCTTTCGTCAGGGGCCGGTCTCCCGGCCCCTATGCAGGGCGGTCTCGCACCGCCTGCGCCTGCGCGTCCCCCTGTCGCCGCAGGCGAGCTGCCCTTGTCTGCTCAGGCAGCTTCCCATAAGGAGGTAACACGATGCCGCCGGGCGATCCCACCACCCGGCGTGGGGTAACGTTCCACGAAGCGCACGTTCCACGCGCTTTTTTATCCCCGGCCCGCGGGCTTGAGGGTTCGCGGGCCGGGGGCAAAGCCGGGGTGATCCTCCCGCAGCCGTCTCATGGCGGAGCGGCCGCGGCCAAAGTCCGAAAAAAATGGTCCCCGGCTGATTGCTGGTCTCAGACCTCCTGGATCTCGATCCCGTATTTGGACCGCATGAATTTGTGGTTGCGCAGATACTCCTTGGTCCGCGTCGCGGTCGACTTGACGTCCTCGACGACCAGCTTGCCGCCGAAGCGGTAGGAAAAGTCCGCCGTGTACCGGATCGCGCGGATCCGCTCGCCGGTCTCGGTGATGTAGCTCTCCTGCAGCGTGAACTGCGGCTGCAGGCGCAGGTCGGTGATGACCCCGGCCCGCAGCATGACCATCAGCTCGTCATAGCGTCTGGCCTCCTTCTGGCTGTCAAAGCGCAGCTCTCCGCGCGCAGCCGCTTGATTGCGGTATTTTCCCTGGCTCCCCTTGCGAAGGGGAGCTGGCGCCGCAGCGCCTGAGAGGTCGATCTGCTGCCTTGCATACAGCTCCCGCATCCGCGGCGGCATGTCCGCCATGGATTCAAAGCGAAGGCCGCTCATTTGGTGGCTCCTTTATCCTTCTGATGATGTACGGCGATATTTTTACGGTCGTGTACGGATACGCCCGCAGGAGATACCAGTCACCGACGAGCCGCAGCGGCCTGTAGCCATACACCGCAAATGTCCACGCGTGCTCCGGGTGCCGGCCCGGTCTCACCCGCAGGCGGCCGATCAACCTGTTCCATTGCTTTTTTGCTTTCCATTTTGTCGGCTGCCATGGGATCGCAAAAAATGAGCCCTTGCAGCGGCACGTGACCTTGTACCCGCGCTTGACGTATCCGGACGCATAATCTCCGGTGCTGGCATAGATCCAGCTGTCCCCGCAGATCGGGCAGATTTTTAAATCAGTCATCCTTCCTGCCCTCCATCGACCGCTCGGCCTCTGTGCGGAGTGGAATGTATAATTTGCAGCTCTGCGTGGACTGGCTCACAATAAATTCCTTGCTGCGGTCGATTTTCCCGTATCGATCGCGCGGGTGCGGTCGCTTCGCGCATGTCCCGTGTTTGGTTCCCGGTTCCCGTTCGAAATTCCAGCAATGCCCGCATGTTTCGTTCTGGCTTTCCGGTATGATCTTGACGTGCCCGGCCTTGTCGGCCTCGGCAAGCTCCACCAACCTGCTGATCGGCGTATTGATAAACGTCTGGACGTCGATGATGTGCTTTCCGGCCAGCGCAAGCTTTACCGTTTCCACTGCTTCCGGTGTCAGGCCGGTATCCTCGTAGGCCGCGAGGCGCTCACATACCGCCGCCTCAAACAGGCAATCCTTGATCTTGCATCCGTCGCCGCTGCACGGTTCTTCAATGCAGCGCGGGTAATAGGCGTATTGATTCGATGGGCCGTTCCATTCAGTCAGTCGCTCCATCAGGACACCTCCTCCGCTGTTTTTCCCCATGCCCCGAGCTGGGCGCGGATGGCGGCGCGGAGCTTGGAGGCTTTTTCTGTGTCCTCGATGCGGGCGACGGCCTGCGTCAGCTGGTTGAACGCCGACTGCCACTGGCCGAAATACAGCTGCGCGGCCGTCACGTCCTTGTCGGACATGGCGAGCTTTTTCCGCAGCGCCTCGACCTCGCCGGTCAGGCGCTCCTTTTCCGCGTCCGAGGACGCGGCCTCCGCCATTGCCTTTGCCGCCTCCAGCTGCTGCTTCAGGTCCTCCGCCTCCTTGCGGACGCGTTCGATCTCCTGCTCGGTCTTTATGGTCTGCTTCTTCCATTCGTCGGTCTTTTTGCGGAGCTCCGTCTCCGCCTGCGCCCTGACCTTGGCCTCGGCGTCCCGGATCGCCTGCTCGTCGCGCTGGACGGCGACCTCGACCGGGCGCTTCCGGAGTGCTTCCAGCTCATCCGCCATGCGGCAGGCCTCATCCTTCGCGGCGGTCAGCTCATCCTCCATGCCGCGAAGCTTCTCATAGGCCTCCTCGGCCTCCTTCTTCGCATGCTCGGCGCGGAGGGAATCGCTGTTCGCCTGCCGCAGGGCGCTTTCGCGCTCCTGCCGGGCGGTGTCGCGCTCCTTGATCGCTTTTTCCAGTTCCCGGGCGGAAAGATTCTCCGCGTCGACCGCTTCGGCGAATTCCTCGCGCTCATCTTCCGGCACGGCCAAAAGCCGCAAAGCATTGGAAATACTGAGATTTTGCAACGTTGACGATTCTGGCACGGCCCCGAAAATACCGATCTGTGCCGCGCCGTACTCGTTGAATACCCGCATAAATCTGGTAGCGGTCGCCTGAGAAAACTCCGTGTTCTCCTTCAGCCACGTGCCCCAGCCGCCATACGGGACCATGCTCTTTGCGGCCTCCAGCCGCCGGCCGATCTCGACGCCGTAGTAAAGCGTCATGGCCTTCGCCTGCCGGGTCAGCTCCCGGATCTCCGCCCCGAGCCGTTCGGGGGATACTGTCAGTTCCTGCGCACTCATGCCGCAGCCTCCTTTTTCTGTTTCTTCCCGGCGCCCTTCAGCTGCCGGACGTGCTCGAGCCATCGGCCCACGAATTCCTGCACTTCCTTTGTCGGCGGGCAGTTGCGCATGCCGTGGTTCTGGATCTCCTTCAGCGTCTTCAGCTCGACCTGCAGGGTGTACCACGGCTTATCCGGCGCATCCGCGCGGCGGATGAAGAAGATGCAGCTGTCGCCGCGCGCCACGGTCTCGCCGTAGGTGCCGACGCAGTGGCAGAGGGCAGAGCCCTCGTCGATCAGCTCTTCTTCGGTATGCACCGGCCGGATGCGGATCCCGCCGTCTTCCCAGGCCCACGCCTCCAGCGGCGCGACGGTCTTTTCGAATGCTGGGCGGCGCTTGTCGATCTCCGCCTGCTTTTTGCGCTTTTCCTCTTCGTTCCGTGCGATCCGCTCCGCCTCCACGAGCCGGTCGTGCTCGCGCTTGAGGCTTTTCGGGAGCTGGACGTGTTCATCCCGCAGGTTAAGACCTGCGCGCCGGGCCATGTTCCAGTAATCCAGCAGCGTTATGGTCTCCCGCTTCTGCCTGTCCAGGTATCGCAGGCACCGCATCACGGTCAGCCGGCCGCGCAGCAGCTGCATGCTTTTGCCGCCCGCAGCGTCCGGCAGCAGGGCTTTTTCGTTGCACAGCTTGTTCAGATCGTAGCTGCGCGTCTTTTTCAGCAGTTCCCAGTCCTCGGGCAGCTTCACCGGTTCCCATGCCCGCACCATCTTGTACTTCGCAAGATCATCCTGCGTCCATTGCTCCCGGACGCAGAACGCGAATTCCTGCCTGTCCAGACCCAGCATCCGGGCCGGGCGCTTCTGCTTCCAGTCGACCCATTCCAGCTGCGCACTTTTCCCGCCGCAGTAGTTCCGGCTGCCGGTATCCCTGACGATCGCCTTTGCGACCATTTCCCCGCAGCCCTGCACGATCAGGTTCTCGATGTTCCGGTGCTTCTGCCAGAGGCGCAGATACGCGACTGGCCGCGCGTCTGCACCGGCAGCTTTCAGGTACTGCGGCAGAGCTGCGTTCTCAATGGTCGTGCCGGTAAGGTCTTCCGGCATGCGGAGCCACGCATCCGGCCCCGTTTCTCCCCATCTGTCGTCGCAGCGCACGATCTGCTTCCAACGGTCAAAATAGCGCATCGCGCTCATGCATTTCTGATATCCCGTCAGCCGGACGGTTTTTTTCTGCTCAAAAACATACGCCTCGTATGGCCACATCCGGTAGACCTTCCGCGCGTTCTTGCCGGTGTTCCGCTCTGCGCGCCAGCCCAGCAGGACGAATTTCTCCCCCAGCTGCCACGGCTCGCAGAAGTAGACGTTGTCATCGATGCCGAGCTTCGAGATCTGCCCGATATGCACGGCCTTCAGCTGCCCGCCGCACATCGGGCACGGGAAGCTGTCCCCCGGCCCGATGTTTACGGCCCCGTCCACAAAGCCGAACGGCGCCCAGCCTCTGCCGCAGTCCGCGCCTCTGGCCTTCCCGGCGATCCAGCTGCCGCCGCAGCCCGTGCAGGTCACGGACACGGCGTTTTCCCGCATGCCGGTCAGCGGATCGCGGTAATATGTATCCCGGTAGATGGCGTACTCGTGCCGGAATTTTGTCTTGATGCACCAGTCCAGTGCGCCCTCGGACGGCTGGCGGGGCAGCAGCTCCTCATAATTGATCTGTTCGCTCATCCGAAGAAATCCTCCAGATCCACGAGGTTCCCGGCCGGCGCTGGAGGCGCGGCCGGAACCGGCTCCGGCTTCGGCGCTTCCGTCTGCTCCGGCAGGCCGAAGTATTTGCGGATGATCTTCTCGGCCTCCGGGCCGGTGCAGCAGCTGCCGTTTTTGTTTGCAAAGGTCCGAATTCCTTCCTCGCAGCCCTTCAGGCTCATGCCGCCGTGCTGCAGATCGTCCAGCACCAGCTTGCTCGCCGCCGCATCCGGCGTGATCATCTCCAGCAGTTGCTCGCCGCACATCCAGACCGGGCCGCGCGGCCCCTGCTGCTTGCGGATGAGCGCTGTCACCTCTTGCAAATATGGATTCTGCATGCTATACTCTCCTTGTACTCGAGATCGCCTGATCTGTCAGGCTTCGCCCTTGTCCGGTTGCCGCCGGGCGAGGGCCTTTTTTATCCGAACAGGCCGCCCGGCTTGTAATTGAGCTTGGCCACGGCCGCGTTCTGGTGGTATTCCTGCCGCTTGAAGCTGTAGCCCCAGCGCTTGGCCGCCCAGAACAGCGCCGCCGTCCTGTCTGCCGCGCGAACGGTCAGCTGACGGCCCGCGTAGCTGACCACGAAGTAGCTTTTTCCGGCATATCCGGGCTGCTCGACGATCTCTGGCCGCCGCGGGGCCCGCTCGCCGGGGTAATCGATGCTATTTCGCAACGTGTCTGCGCCTCCTTACTTGGTTTTCGGCATGGACCATCTGCTTTCCGGCTGCAAGGTCGGGCTGCAGGCTGTCCCTGTCGCGGTGGTTTACATCGTAGATGTGGTTCCGGATGCTCTCGTAGAGCGTCCAGGTGCAGCACCGGGCGCGGCACGTGCCGCTTCTGTCCGGGCAGTTCCGGCCGCAGGGCGGCGGGATGGGCCGCATGCGCGGCGCAAAGTAATTCACTCGGATTCCTCCTGCACGTGCTGCAGAAAGCTTGCCAGCGTTTGCAGCGCCGACTCGCGCCGCAGAAGTTCGCTGACCGTGTCCCGGTCGACGCGCGGCATGCTCTGCAGGAGCTCCCGGTCGTTGGCGCAGTCATCGGCGTAGGCCAGGACGGCGTCGACGATATCGTCCAGCTGATCTGGCCGCAGCTCGACCGTGATCTTGCCCCCGTCCATCACAGGACCCCGTAGGTGGTCAGGCCCAGCGCGATCGCGCCGGTCACGACGCAGGCATCGGTCATCTCCGCATACCCGGCGATCACCGCCAGCACGAAGGCCGCGCCGCCCAGCCACACGCAGCAGGTCTTCGCCACCCGCCGCATGGCCTCCCGGTACCGCAGCTCCTCCATCAGCCGCTCCCGCCGCTCCCGCGTCTCTTCCTCCGGCTCATACCCGAGCCGCTCCGCTAGGTTGGTTCTCATCGTGCTTTCCTCCTATGTACGCGCCTCGCGGCGCGTTTAATTGTTTGCCGCGGGCAGGCGCCCTTCGGCTGCGGCCCGTTCCAGGATCCGCCACGCCACACGGCGGGCGGCCTGCCGGTTGGCCTCCTTCTGCTCCGGCGTCAGGCGGCGCAGGTAGTTGTCCGCGATATACGCCGTGCAGTTCGGGAAATGATACTCGGCCACGATGTGCGGTTCTTCGTCCGCGATCGGGTCATACGGCTTTCTCATGGTTCAGCCTCCTTCCGGCGTTAGTTTTTCCAGATTTTACAGCTTTACGCAGTCTTCTCATCCTGCTCCCGTTCTCTGCGGTATCTCTCCGCGGCCCAGCTGACGAAGGCGTCCAGCACGGGGTTTCCGTGATCTTCGTCCTGCCGCTTGATCTCAAAGGGCTCCGCCGGAAGGAAACTCCCGTCCGCCGCCCGGTATGCAACTGCTGCCAACATGGCGTTACGCTTTCTTCCGCTCGCTCTCGAGCTTCCCGATGATGCCGCGGATTCTCTCAGCCGTTTTGTATCGGTACTCTGCTACCTCGCGGAATTTTCTCCGTTCTTCCGGGGTTCTTGTCCCAGCCTCCGAGGCTTTGGCCCACTTCCGGGCATTATCTTCGGTTCTGATGGCCTCCTCCGATAGGATCCGTGCAATCAGTTTTTTCTCCGCCTTCGTCAGCTCCGTCACCCCCTCACGCCTCCTTCCACCGTCTTATCCGGCCACACGCCGTGCACCGGCATGTTCTCCAGCTCTTCCTTCCCCTTCTGGAGCAGGAACCGCTGTTTCCTCCGGATAAACTTCATCGTCGGCGGCTGTAGAGCCATTACCTCATGGGTCCATGCCTGAATGTACCGCACAGCTTCTTCAAACTCATCTGTCGTTGCCCCAAGCTCTGCAGCTCTGTCCAGCAGCTTCTCTGCCAGCATCAAAGCGTCTCGGTGGTACCGCTCCATTTGTTCTTCTCTCCGCGCTGCGTAAATCGCCTGCGCCTTTTCCGCTTCCGTCATCCCCTCACGCCTCCTTCTTCTCGCTCATCAGCTTTGCCGCCGTAGCCACGCCCTGCATATAGGCGATCATGACCTCGATCTGCTGCGGGTTCATGTGCTTCATCTCATGCAGCACACCCTCGACCTGCTTCTTCTGCTCTTCTGACATTGTTCTCACCTCGCTCGGTTCATTCCTTGGTTATACGTTAGCATATCCCAGAACCGTTGTCAAGCATTATTTCATTCCTCGGTTATAATTTTTCTTGACATTTCATTTCCGTTGTGTTACGTTGTGGCTATAAGGTGGTGAAAATCGTGAATACAATCAACGAGCGAATCGCTTATTTGATCAAAGACCTCGGCATTACAAAGACGAAATTTGCCGAAACCATCAATTTGAGCCAGCCGTTTGTATCCGCTGTTTGTTCTGGCTCGAAAATGCCCAGTGACCGTACACTCTCCGACATCTGCCGGGAATTCAACGTCTCTATCGCATGGCTCGAAGACGGTGAAGGTGAAATGTACGTCCAGCGCAGCGAAAACGAGCGCATGGCCATGCTCTTCACCGACGTTCTGGCCGAAGCCGACGAATCCACCCGCAAACGCGGCATCGCCGCCGCCCTCGAAATGCCCCCGGAGTTCTGGGACAACATCCTCGAATACGCAAAAAAAATCACCGGAAGCAACTAAAATGCTTCCGGTGTTCTTTTTGACGAATTTTGCATTGGAAATTTGTGAAATATTGCGGTTTGAGATTGGGCCAGTTTCATCCTACAATGAAAGTAACAATTTGGATGGAGGTTCCGCTATGAAGCGCTTTATGTCGTGGCTCGTTCTTCTCTTCTCCTTTGCGGTCGTTTATCGCTTCTTCGCTGCAGTCACCGCTCTTGTTGTGTTTTTAGTTGGCCGTCTTGCTGATAAGAGCATTGTAGCCCTCATTATTCTTTGCCTTTGCCTCGGATCCGCGATCCTTTCTGTTTTCTTTTTTGTGTTGGTTAAAGGTATCAAGCTGATTATCGACTGTTCGGAAGCTATTTGCCCGTCAAGGCGTGGAATAAGATACCTTGTCTATTCCATTTTCAATATTGTTGTTACTGTCATTGCGATTTTTCTCTGCATCATTGGCTCCCGTGACTTCGATGTCTCCTATATTTTTAGCCTTATATTTGCCGTTGTATTTCTTGTCTCATCCAAAGTTTATATCGCAAACCGACGCCCCGAATGACTTCCCCGCCGGAACGGTTTCCCGTTCCGGCGCTTATTTTATGATGTTCCGGATGATCCGGAGGATAATTTTCAGCTGATCCGGCGTTGCCCGCTCGAGCAGTTCTTGGATCTGTTCCATCGTCTTTTCCATTCCAGTCTCCATTTCTCCACAAAAAGCCTCATCGTTTTTTGTCAAACATTGCATCTTGCCCGCGCCTCCTGTAAGTTGTAAGATATAGGTAGGCGTCGCCCGCGCCGGCGGCCGAACGCCGGCGCGGACCTTTGTCTGCACAGGGGCTGGGAGCCGTCTGTGCTTTTAGCTTAGTCCGCTTTCGGTGACTTTGTAAAGATATGGGACTTTCTTTTTGCAGTCAGACGTCTGACTGTTTTCGGGAAGAGGGCATATTTTTGAAAGAAAAATTATCTGATCTGTGCCGTGAGCAGAAGCAGGTGCTCACCCCGCGCAAAACCAATCAGGATGTCGCCGAAAACACCGATCTGTCTGTCGGTACCGTCTCACAATTTTTCCGCGGCGACATCAAAAACCCGTCTGTTTACACGGTCGGTCCAATCTGTCGGGAAATGGGCGTTTCTATGGATGATTATTTTGATATTCCGCACGAAGCTCCCGCCCCCGATCCCTGCGAGGTGGAATCCGAAAGGCTCCGCACTGAAAACGCTTCTTTGCTCGCGCAGCTTGCCCAGCAGCAGAGATCCCTTCGGATGCACCGGCTTGTGACGCTTATCCTTTTGGGCATTCTTGCCCTGTGCGCCCTGGCGCTGGTGTTCGATGTCCTTACACCGTCGATCGGCTGGTTCCGCGCATAAATCAAACCGCCCCGGCTCCGGCCGGAGCGGTATCCGTATAACCTTCTGCCCCTGTGGCGAGAATTTGCTTATGAGATTTACATCTACCTGGAAAATCGCCGACCCGCTCGCGCAGTACATCATTTACCTGCGCAAGTCCCGGAAGGACATGGAGGCCGAAGCCCTCGGTCAGACCGACACGCTCAAGCGGCACCGGGCCGCGCTTTTGTCGCTGTCCGAAAGCCGTGGGCTGAACGTCGTGGATATCTTTGAGGAGGTCGTAACCGGCGATTCCATCGCCGTCCGGCCGGAGGTGCAGAAAGTCCTGCAGCTCGTCGAGACCGGGAACTATGCGGGCGTCATCGTCATGGAGGTCGAGCGTCTGGCGCGCTGCGACACCATCGACCAGGGCATTATTGCGCAGACCTTTAAATACTCCGACACCCGCATCGTCACGCCGAACAAGACCTATGACCCCAACAACGAGATGGACGAGGAGTACTTTGAGTTCGGCCTCTTTATGTCCCGGCGCGAGTACAATACCATCAAGCGCCGCCTGTCCCGCGGCAAGGAGGCGTCCTTGCGCGAGGGCAAATGGATCTCCGGCAAGACGCCCTTCGGCTGGTCTCGGGAGAAACTGCCGAATGATAAGGGCTACAAGCTCGTCCCGCATCCGGAGCAGGCCCCCGTCCTGCAGCAGATCTACAACTGGTACACCGGCGAGGGCTGCGCGCGCATCGGCGCGAAAGCGATCTCCACGCGGCTGAACGCCCTCGGCGTCCCTACCAACTCCGGCAGCCCCTGGCGCGCGGACTCCGTGCTGGATATCCTGCGCAATCCGGCAAACGCGGGCTGGGTCAAATCCGGCGGGAGGCCGGAGACAAAGCGCATTGTCGACGGCACTGTTGTCGTCAGCCGCCCCCGCACTCGGCAGGAGGATCTGAAGCTTTATAAGGGCCTGCACGACGGCCTGATCTCGCAGGAGCAGTATGACAAGGCCGTTGCTCTGAGCTATTCCAGCGCCAGCCCGCGCGGCAAGGGCGCATGGGGGACCGTGACGAGCCTCGCCGGTCTCATCCGCTGTGACCAGTGCGGCCGCGTGATGGTGCGCCGCCCGTCTTCCGGAGGCCGCCGCGATACGCTCCTTTGCCCCTCCTACGGCTGCACGACTGTCAGCTCGTGGTATGATGACGTGGAGGAGGCCGTGCTGGACGCGCTGCGCGGCTGGCTGCGTGAGCTGGAGCTCGGCGAGGCCGCCGCGCCGGATGACGCGCCCATGCGTGCCGCGCTCGAGTCCTCGATCGCCGCCGACCGCAAGCAGCTTGCCAAGCTGGAGGCGCAGGAGGCCCGCGCGTATGAGCTGGTCGAGACCGGCGTCTACACGCCTGAGATCTTCCTGCAGCGCTCGCAGGCGCTCGCCGCCGATAAGCAGGTCATCGTCGACCGCATCGAGGCAAGTCAGACCACGATCAGCGATCTGGCCCGCGCCAGGCAGTCCCGCGCCCGTCTGGCCCCCGCCGTCCGCCGCGTCCTCGAGACCTACCCGCTCTCCGGATCCCCGCAGGAGAAAAACGACCTCCTGAAAACCGTCCTGCAGAAGATCCTCTACCATAAACAGTCCAAATCCTACACCAAGTCCGGCAGTGACATGCACGTCACCCTCTACCCCCTCACGGATTGAACGTTATACATTTATTCGGTACGCATGAATGAATCCCGTTTAAATGTAGATTCTATGGCAAGCAGAAATCCCTCTCCGTCTTGGAGAGGGATTTTTTTATTTTGCGATATGCTCATAGTATTCCATGAGCTTGCGCTCCGGGCCGGGGCCGTCTTTGTCGAGGAGGAAGGCTTTGGACAGGGCGGCGTAGAATTCCGGGCGGTTGAGGCCGAACTCTACGGCGACGGGGTAATAGTCCGAGTACATCATGTTCATCGTCACGCCCCACGCCCAGCGCGGGATCTCGGTCTCCTGGATCCCCATGCCATTGGCGATGGCGCTGGTCTGGTCCATGGACCAGTGCGGGCCGGTCGTGCCGTCAGCGTTGCGCATGGCGGCCATCCACTGCCTGGCGGTCGTGCGGTCGAACTGGGCCGTCTCCGGCTCTTCGTGGTGCCCGTGCAGCTTTTCGAGCCTGCAGATCGTCTTCGCGTACAGCCCGACTTCCTCTGCGCTGCCCAGCGTCACGGGCTTTTCCATGGCCTCGTGCAGCTTCGTGTAAAGCTTTTCGATATATTCTTTCATCTTGTCATGCCTCCTGGATATACCGGTAGAGTTTATCGACGTCGTTCTGGTCAAACCGCATATCGCCCAGCAGCGGGACGGACACGGTCAGCTTGTTCTCAAAGCGCGGCCGGGCCGCGTTGTAGAGTTTGTCGAGGTCGATGTTCCCGGCGTCGTCGAAGATCTGCATCATTTTGACCGCTGGATTCTCGCGCAGCGCAAGGATCTTTTCGCGGCTGCCCTCCATGATGAGCGCCAGCATGATCCCGGCTCCGATGCCCTTGCCGCCCGGCAGGTGCGGGATGACCTCGTTGTCTGCGTAGCGCATCGCGCCGCGCATGGCCTGATCTATCGTCACTGTCATACAGTTATCCTCCGTTTTCGGGTGGGGCGGCTATCGCCGCCCCTTTG